ACATAGGAACAAAACTCAACAGCAATCCAAGGTGGACAAACCGAGAAATCCCTTGGCTTTTTGCAGAACATATTAATTAATTATTGTTTGTTTTTTTGTGAAAACAATAATTAATTAAATAAAAGGAAAACCAAATGTCAAACTTTGAAAAATTTAGCAAGTTCGTTGTCGAGATGATTAGAAACGGAGACGACAAAACACAGGAAGCATTGCACGATGCTATTGACCTAGCAATAAACGTGATTCTAAATAGCGTATCAGCTTGGGCAAGCGAACTTAACGACAAGCAACTTAGCAGAGAAAATAAGATTCACCTAGTGTCTAAGCTGACCGCAGATATAGACGGATTTATTATGCCATTGCATAAGATGATTGAGGGAATAGACCTCGAAGATGAGAGAGCAAATAAACACTTTAGATTCGACGGAACTGTAATAGCAAGAGAGATTAAAGCAATCAAGGACGACGAACACATACAGATAGACGTAGTCAAGACCGGGAAAGGTCAGAATATACAAACTAGCGTTGGCAAAAAGGTTGAGATAAACCTTGCCGATTGTGACGACGATACAAGAGAAAAACTTGAACAAATAGCACTTGCAACAGGCGTTGTTGCAAAGGCATAACATAAACCACAAACACAGGAGTAACCTTATGGTACTACATGAAATCCCTTTAACCGATACAACTAAAATCCTTGTCACCAAGGACACAATCAATGACAAGACCTTTGGTCAAGTCCGTATATGGACGAAGACAAAAGACAACGATGATTTTATTCCCACGAAGAAAGGCATTGCCTTTGACTTGTCAAAGACAGGAGAAATAGTACAGGGATTGCTATCTCTCGAAGATGAAGGCGGAAAGGCATAAGCTAGCACGCCAAGCAGGGGGCGGTTTTTGGTTATCCGCCCCCAAACCTTTTAATAAAATAGGAGTTATAATGGGAAACATATCAGAAACAATATTATTTGAAGACTTACAAGAGCGCGAAGAGGATGATTGTTCTATAAAAATTACAATTACAGTAGGTACAGAAGAGTATAAAAAGAAAATATTGGACGTGCTAGAGGATGCTGAGGTAAGTGGAGAACTAGCTATTCCTTTTGATGTGATGGTCGAATATTAAAATAGAGGAGAAATAAAAATGAAAAACGGATTTATAGAAATTGCTAATAAAGAATTGCTTGGTAAGAAAATTGCTAGCATAGAATATATGGCAAGTGATGATGCTGAAAATTTTGGGTGGGATAAGCGCCCAATGATAATTACATTAGACGATGGTACGGAAATATTTTCACAAGCGGACGAAGAAGGGAATGATGGCGGAGCGCTAGCGATTTACAATTCTGACAAGGGCGGGCAATCCTTTTATAGCATAATGCCCGCTCTTCCACATGGAGCAGAAACAGACTACAAAACAGAAATCTTTACCGACAAGGAACCATCTTTAGAAACTCTTCAAGGTGTTGTCGGTGGCTATATACAGGTAGTGGCATCAAAAGATGGGAAGGCAGACATAGTGATGGATGAAGACGGAAAAAACAAAGGGAAGGGCGTTAATTATCTCGCCACAGAAATGTGGCAAGGCAGAGACAGAAATCAATGGAAAGATGTGATTGTTGGTGATGTTGCCATATGCATGAAAAAAGCTAGATTAAAATAATATAGACACCGAAGGGGGAGATGTAGTTATAATAAGGAAACCTCCCCCTTCAAAACAAATAACAGGAGACAAATCCACGTTATTTATAGTAACTAACCTAACATAAATATAATAAATAATACCTTATTGCGCTAGGACATTCTTCATGTCTTTAGACGTGGGATATATCTTTTCATCTGCATCCTTCTTAGATAAAATAAACTTATCAGATTCTACTTTTTCTTTATCCCATTGCTCTTTGTCGTCCATGATACCCAAAGGCGAAAACTTATAGCTTATGTTCGCGGGTACGTCATTCCAGTGCCTGAGTTCTAGTGCTAGCTTTTCGATTTCTTTAAATGCAGAACCTTTACCAACCTTACCCTTTCTTGCTAACATTGATATTCGCATTATTCCATCTGTTATTTGATACACCTTGCTTGCGCTATTTTTCAAATGCGCGCCTAGGTGGTCTCTTTGTTCTTTGTAATCTTTCTTAAGCATCGTCTAACTTCTTCTCTATTCTGTGGACTCTCCATAGAAGACTGAGATTAAGTGCTAGCATCATCAACATAGTGAACTCCCAGTAAGGGAAATATTCTGTGCTAAATAAGACTTCCCAGTAGTACCTCATACTAACTCCTTTTTAGTTATTTCTTTTATCATTTTATTCAATATAGAAACTAGCATAACTATACCAAATATACCTAAAACCCAAAAACATATACCAAGACCTAGTATAAATATGTTTGCTACTATTTCTGCTATGTTAAATATTAACATATTGACCCCCTTTGATTTATAGGCGCCCATGTGGAGTTGCTGATGCGGAGCAAGGAAGGAAGGATTGTAGTTGTGAGTATCCTACCGAACATGAGCGCCTTGACGTTTTAAACAAAGTTTACAAGTCTTTCTTTCTCTTTTGTATGTGGGGAAATCTTCGTAGTGAGCCAAGTTTTTAATATTACCATTATATTCCCAACATCTTTTACAAGACTCGCAGTATTTAATGTTTTTATCTGCTCTCTTACCATCGTAAGATTTTTTGTGTTTAATTTTCTTGGGAGCGCGCATTTGTCATCTTCTTGTTTAAAGTACGGAGCCACCGCACAAGATTAACGCGCCCCCATAGACTTAACCATACTTGAAAATGCCTGTTCAAATTCATCTTTCTCAAGGCTTTCTGGTTCGGCGTCTGGCGTGCTAGCTTTTTGCTCGCTGCTGGATATTTTATTTTCTTTTCTTGCATCGGAAGAAAGCTGAGCTAGAACAGTATTCTTAGTTTCGTAAATTCCATCACCACATTCACAAAGCCTATCATTTATGCTAAGTTCTTCTTTTGTGGTCTTTTCGGATTTACATTCTATGCACATATAATGAAATTCTTTTGATACAACAAGGTTCTTAATAACCTTTGTGTTGCTAATAAGTTCATCATCGTATCTTTCTTGATTAAGCCAAGTGCTAGCCATAGGTATAAATTCAGACTCTGTACCCGCGTTTTTCCATTGCTTAATGTAAGACTTTAACCCTTCTAATATTACTTCTTTTTTAGTACCGGCTTTTCGTAGTGAAATGTACTTATCCTTGGCTCTTTTCTTGTTGTCTCTTCTAGGGTATAGTGACCAAAATTCATTTTCAAATTCTTCACTATAAAGCTTTACTTTAGTATTACTTCTACTTTTACTTCTAACTTCTACTTCTTTATTGGATGGCTCAGCTATAGCCTTGCCATTCCAACGTGCTTTTGCACCCTTTTTTCCGTTATTTGACATCCTTTCTCTGTAGCTAATCATATTACTTCTTTCTGATTCAAGTCTACTATTGTATATACGACCATTTTCCTCGTAGAAACAATGCTTGATGGCGTTCCAATCTTCTTCAAAGCTAGGATGATGACCACATAAAACCTTTAGGGTTTGAGTATCTGCCGGCAAACTACCCTCAATCCATTCCATAGCTAGCAAGGTAATATATATCCCCCTTTGCGCCATTGTCATTATTTGTACGTTCAAATCTGAAAGAAAATCACTTGCATAAAACTGAAATGCGGGTGCTTTATTTATTTTCTTTGGCATCTTTTTCTCCTGTTATAATATGATTTTTATTAATGGCAAAATATTCTTTCTTAGGAAACTTTTTTACAATATATACTATATCGTCATTTATAGCAGATACTTCTCCCGAAACAATAATTCTTTCGCCCTTAAAATTTAAGGTTTTTCCTGTTATTTGTTGTCCTATTTTTAAATTATTTAAGTTCATTTATCTCTTTGGCTATCTCTTCCATTCTGTCAATTTCATTGGATATTTGTTCCATTCTTTCTTTATAGTATTCCCTTTCTTCATCGTGCTTTTCATAACCCGAACCTCTGTATTCTTTGTCATCTGCAATCAATTCTAGAAATTCTTCGTATGGCAATATAGCATATATCTGACCTCTATCCTCTTTTACTACCTGTAAATCAACAACCTTTGTATCCGGTTTTATCCAATTGGCTATATTCTTCCTTACCTTGCATTGGACTTTCCAATCTTTATCGGGCGTTTTTAGTAAAACATCTACTTCTTCAGCGTGTCCAAGTGATAAACCATTGCTACCATAGGCCCTTTGAGAGTCTATGTCGTACTCTTTTGCTAGGTTTGTAACCTCTCTTTCAAACCTATTGCCTTTTTGTTTGCTTTTGCTTGGCATTATAACCTCATAATGTTGTGAGGGCGGGATGAATTAAGGAGGACTAACCCGCCCTCTAGTTCACTTGGCAATGGAGTTAACCAAGTGAAAGTTCGTAATTTGACCCCACATCTATTGCATCAATGA